AGCCTGGCCCGCGTGGTGCTCGCGGCGAGACTGCGCCGGCGCCTGCGATTGCGTTTGCCGAACCCGAAGAGATTGAGATCGACGCCGAGCAGCTGCGCCGCCTCCGCGTGCAGCGCGTCAACATCGCCGGCGTCGAGCTGGCGGTTCTTACCCTGGCCGATGACTGAGGTCCCCATGCGCATCAACGCGACATCGTTGCCGACGGCTTTTTCGGCGTTCAAGGGCGTGCCCTGCCGCTATCGTGCCGTCGCCAAAGCCGGGCGCGGGTCCATGGATTTCTATGGCGTCATCGGCGCCGACTTCTTCGGCGACGGCATCACCTCCAAGATGGTCGGCGACTCGCTGAAGGCCATGGGCGCGGTATCGGCGATCGACATCAACATCAACTCGCCGGGCGGCGACGTCTTCGAAGGGCGCGGGATCTACAATCTGCTGGCCGAGCACAAGGCCACGATCAACGTCCACGTCATCGCGGAGGCAAGCTCGGCAGCCAGCCTGATCGCCATGGCGGGCGACGACATCACGATGTCCGAAGGTTCGCTGATGATGATCCATCGCGCCAGCGGGCTGGCCTACGGCAACGTCGACGAGATCGGCAAGCTGCTCAATCTCCTGAAGACCGTCGACGACACGATGGTCAAGACCTACGCCGCGCGCACGAAGAACAGCGAGGCCGATGTCCGCTCCTGGATGGACGCCGAGACCTGGATGACGGCGGACGAGGCCGTGGCGCGTGGTTTCGCCGACAAGGCCGCGGCACCGCAGAAGGTCGCGGCGCTGAACTGCAACCGCTCCATCCTCGGCTTCAAGAACATCCCCGCCGCCTTGCGCCCGAATCGCGCGGCGGCCCTCAAGCTCATCGGCGGCGCGACCGCCTGAGAAATCGGCCCCGGCCGATCGCCCCAGTAGCCCTTGGGCAAGGCGTTCTCTCTAGGAGATACAGCATGAAAAAGGCCCTGCTTCTGGGTGCCACCATGCTCGCCCTGCCGTTCGGGCCGTCCATTTTTGCGATGGCGGCCGACGGGGACGAGCGACTGACTGCGTTGCGCGGCGAGGTCACAGCGCTGACCGAGGAGCGCGACGGTATCGTTGCCGAGGCCGATGAGGCCGGAATCGATCTGACGGACGAGCAGCTCGCCGAAGTCGAGCGCCTCACCGGCGAGATCGAAGCCAAGGGCAAGCAGATCAAGGCCCGCGAGACGTTGGCCAGCTCGCGCACCAGCGCCGGCCGCCGATCGGCTCCGGAGCCGACCCTCGACGCCAACGGCAATCGCCTGGTCGGCAGTGTCCCGGCTCGCAATCTCGGTGCTCGCGGCGGCTTCAAGAGCTTCGGCGAATTCGCCATCGCGGCCCGCAAGGGTTCCGCGGCCGGCGCCGAGCTCGACCAGCGCCTGCGCGCCGCCGCCACGACTTACGGCAACGAAGGCACCGGCGCCGACGGCGGCTTTGCTGTCCCGCAGGAGTTCCGCCGCGACATCTGGCAGAAGGTCATGGGCGAGGACAACCTCCTAAGCCGCTGCGATCAGCTCGTCACCGGCACCAACTCCATGGTGATCCCGAAGGACGAGACGACGCCCTGGCAGTCCAGCGGCGGCGTGCAGGCCTACTGGGAGGCGGAAGCCGCGCAGGCCACGGCCAGCAAGCCGGCTCTTGAGATGGCCAACATTCGGCTCAACAAGCTCATGGCCCTGGTACCGATGAGCGACGAGCTGCTCGAGGATGCCCCCGGCATCGACAGCTATCTCCGCGCCAAGGCGCCGGCCAAGATGCAGGCAAAGATCAACACCGCGCTGATCTCCGGCACCGGCGTCGGCCAGCCGCTCGGCATCCTCAAGGCCGGCTCGACGATCACGGTCGCTGCCGAATCCGGTCCGCAGACCGCCGACACCGTGATCTACAAGAACATCGTCAAGATGTGGTCGCGCCTCTATGCGCCGTGCCGCCGCAATGCGGTTTGGCTGATCAACCAGGACATCGAGCCCCAGCTCGACCTCATGGCCTTCGACGAAGGCGCCACCGACAAGTTCCCGGTCTACCTGCCGGCCGGCGGTGCCTCCGCGAGCCCGTATGCCTCGCTGAAGGGCCGGCCGGTGATCCCGGTCGAGGCCTGCAGCACGCTGGGCGACCTCGGCGACATCATCCTCGTCGATCTCTCGCAGTACATGGCGCTGACGAAGGGCACCGACATCAAGACCGATGTCTCGATGCATCTCTACTTCGACCAGGGCCTGCAGGCCTACCGGTTCACCTTCCGTGTCGCCGGTCAGCCGTGGTGGGGTTCGTCGATCTCGCCCCAGAACGGCAACATGACTCGCTCCTGGGCGGTCACCCTCGCGGCACGCTAGGCCGCTGACATAGCCGGCGGCCGACAGGTCGCCGGCGCCATCCCTTCACTTTCCACATCCCTGAAAGGGGACTCGTTCCATGAACAAGCACATCCTCGAGAAGATGCAGATCGTGTCGGCCTTCGTGCCGTTCGATCTCGGCACCGCGCAGGTCGGCGACATCGTCAGCATGAAGAACTACGGCCGCTGCGCCATCGTGTTCTTCAAGGCTGCAGGCACCGCCGGCGACGATCCCACCATCACGGTCGAACAGGTGCAGGACGTCGCCAACACCGGCTCCAACGCGAAGGCGCTGAACTTCACCCGCCTGGACATCAAGCAGGGCGCCCAGACCGGCATCGGCACCTTCACCAAGACCGAAGTCGCGGCCGGCAACACCTACACCAACCTGACCTGGGCGGAAGCGCAGGCGCTGCTGGTGATCGACATCAAGGCCGAGGATCTCGACGTCGAGAACGGCTACGACTGCGTGCGGGTGTCCTGCAGCGACGTCGGCAGCAACGCCCAGCTGGGCTGCGCGCTCTATCTCCTGCATGAGCCGCGCTACGCCACCGATCCGCTGCCGACCGCGATCGCGGACTAGTCGCCGCGCGAACAACCGTCGGCCGGGGTGACCTGGCCGGCGATTTCGCTCCATCCCTTTCGAGAGGTGCCAGATGGCGACCAAGATCATGTTCCTGGCGACGACCGTCTATCAGACGATCCCGCCCGTCACCTACAATGCAGGCGACATCGTCGAGCTGCGTGACGACATCGCGATGCGGTGGGTTTCGCGGGGACTGGCGACGGCCGATGCGGACGTCATCGCCAAGGCCGAAGCGCCGCCGCAGGATGAATTGCCGGGAGACATCCCCGACGACTGGCGCACCTTCAACGCCGCCGACACCGTGGCGCTCGCCGTGAAGCTCGGCGCCGATCCGGACGTCGTGCGCTTCAAGGCGCAGGCCGTCGACTTCATCGACGCCAAGATCGCAGAATTGCGCGACGCTCAGGCGTAAGGCCAGCCGATGATCGCGCCGGACCTTCTCGAGACGACGGCTGCTGCCGCAGCCGGCGCCACTCGCCGCCTCACGACCAAGGAGAAGGTCAAGACCGAACTCGGAGAAAGCGGAACAACCTATGACGCGCTGATCGATCAATACATCGACCAGGTCAGCGATGCTGCGGCCCAGAGTGCGAGATTGGCGGCCGACAGCGCTGGGGCATTTCCCACATTCGGCGCCGAGACGCTGCGCGCAACATGGTATGCCTGTTCCGCTGATCGCTCCGGCAACCTCCTGCTGCCGTGGCGGGTCAAATGGGCCGTTACCGGCGTCACAGAGGCCGGGGTGGCCTTGGTTGTGGGCACCGACTACCGGCTTTTGGACGGCGGCGAGCTGCAACGCATCAGCGGCGGCCGTCCTTCGTCGTGGTTTCCGGATTACGATCTCGTCGTGACGTTCACGGCGGGGTGGACGCTCCCGGCTGGCGTGCCCGCATTCCTTGAGGCGCGCGTCATCGAACAGGTGCGCTATCTGTTTGTCGGCCGCGATCGCGATCCAGGGCTGCGGTCCCTCGATGTGCCGGGCGTCGCGTCCGAGACGTACAACGTGCCGGGTGGTTCATCGATCAGTGAATACGGCCTACTGGCACCCCTTGAGCGGGCCTTGGCGTCCTATCGCCGCGAGATGATTTGATGATCCCGCTCGGCATGGCGCGCAACGTCGCCCGCCAGATTGGGCGCTATGGTGCGGGCACGATCACCCTGACCCGCACAACGACTGGCACACCGGACCCCGCAACCCCGTGGATACCCGGAGCCCCGACGACCGCAGTCTACACTTTGGCCGCCCGCGTCGACGGCGTCATCGCCGACCATGTCGACGGCACAACGATCCTGGCGACGGACCTGATGGTGATCGCCTCGCCCAAGGCAACGCTGGCCGGCGCCCCGGTCGATCTCGTGCCGCGCATTTCCGATACGCTCACAATCGACGGCGCGACAAAGGTCATCAAGAAGATCGGGCAGGTTCCCGCCGCCGGTGCCGCTGTTCGCTTCCACATCTTCGTCGCTTCGTAGGAGTTGCCACCATGCGCATTCTGGGGGTTACGCGCGAAGAGATTGTCAGCGAGTTGCGGCCATTCGTTGTTGATGGCGTCTCGTACTCTGGTCTGTATCAGCGGCGGCAATCGGTGAACGACCTCGCGGTGTTCCTGTCTGGTGACGATGACGGGGTGACGGTGACCGTCGCTCGGGAGCGCATCAACGATTTGTTCGGCGGCGTCGCGTAAGCGCCATGTCCAACTCCTTCGCCGCTGCCGTCGCCGACTGGGAGAAGAAGTGCGCGGTGCAGCAGGCCGCCGTGCAGCACGAGGCCCTGCGGCTGCTCGACGAGGCGATCGTAGACGGCACCCCGGAGGTAACCGGCAATCTCCGCAACTCGCGCACGGTCTCGACCTTGGGCCCGGTGACGATCGACTGGCGCACGAAGAAGTTCCGCGACCCGGCCGACACGATCGACAATGCCATCGCCGGATCGGAGGTCGGCCACACCGTGCACTTGGGCTTCCGCGCCCCCTATGCCCACAAGGTCGAGCCGAAATACGCCATGATGCGGCTGGCGGCCCAGCACTGGCCCATGGTCGTCGCTGCCGCGGTGCGCCGCGTGAAGGACCGCGACTGATGGCGACGGTCGAGGAGACGATCGAGGCGGCGCTGTTCGGCCGCGTGGCGAGCCTCGATCTGACGCCCGCGCTGCAGGTCGGCTGGCCGAACGTGCCGTTCACGCCGCCGGCCGCCGCCCATCTGCAGGTGCTGCACTTTCCCAACCGAAACACGCGCCTGTTCCTCGCCGGCGCCGACCCGCACTTCCGGCAGGGCATCCTGCAGGTGACCGTCAGGGCGCCACTCAACGAGGGCGCCGCGCCGGCTACCGGGATTGCCGGCGCGATCGCCGCGCACTTCCCGGCCGATCTGGCGCTCTGGGGCGAAGGCCTGAAGATCAAGATACAGGCCGCGCCGCGCGTTTGGCCGGCCGACAGGAGCGACGCCTGGTGGAGCCTGCAGGTCGACGTTCCCTACGAGTGCTTCGCCTGAAAATTCCCGGCTGACCGGGATCACCGCCCCGCCTATGCGGGGTTTTCTGACGCCATAAGGAGAACCCCATGGCCGACACGAACAAGGGCCGCAAGGTCTACATCTGCGCCACCGTCAAGCCGTCCGATCTCACCCAGGAGCAGTTCGAGGCCCTGACCTGGGTGCAGGTCGGCAAGGTCGGCAACGTCGGCGACTTCGGCCGCCAGACCAACATCGTGAGCTACCCGACGCTCGACACCGAGTACCAGCAGAAGAGCAAGGGCATCTCGAATGCCGGTGATCCGCCGATCGAGTGCGCGCGGGCCTACAACGACGCCGGCCAGATCCTGATGCGCACCGCCGGCGCGCCGACCGCGCGCTACAGCTTCGCGCTGAAGATCGAGGAGAATGACAAGCCGACGGCGGACTACACGAACACGATCCACTATGTGCGCGGCAAGGTTGCCGGTCCCGTCAACCTGGGCGGCGGCAACGAGGACTTCGTCCGCGAACAGTACACGGTCGGCCTCGAGCAGGTGCTCACCGTCGATCCGGAAGCGCAGGTCGTGGTGGCCAACGTGCTGAAGCCGGCCATCCTGGGCGCCGCCGCGCAAACCGGCGTCCTGCTCACGGCCTATGTCGGCACCTGGACGAACGATCCGACGTCGTACAGCTACGCCTGGCAGGCCGACGATGCCGGCAACGGCACCTTCGCCAACATCAGCGGCGCCACGTCGGCGACCTTCACGCCGGTCGTCGGCAACGTCGGTGACGCGCTCCGTCTGGCGGTGACGGCGGTCAACGGCGAGGGCACGCCGGTCACGGCTTACTCGCTGCCGACGCAGCTTCAGATCGCGGCCTAGCCCGCGGCGAACTCTCTCGCGAGAGATGGGGCCGCCGTTCCCGCCGGGGTCCGGCGGGAACGGCGGCCCCATCTCTCGCGAGAG